GACGGCGCATACAACATTACCATTGGTAAGGATGCTGGCACCGCGATTACAACGGGCGACCGTAATATTGCCATTGGCGTGGACGCCCTTAAAACAGAAGATGGAGATGGTAAAAACGTAGCTGTTGGTTATAAGGCGCTTGAAGATCAAAATGCTGGAGGTGATGGTCACAACGTAGCTATTGGCGACCTTGCTGCGCGAAATGTCACGACAGGAACTGAGAATGTAATTATTGGCGCTGGTGCAGCAACATCACTTACAACTGGTGTCCGTAATGTTGGTATAGGGCGAACATCGTTACAGTTAGATACTGTAGGAAGCCGCTCAACCGCTGTAGGGTATCAAACTCTTAGCTCACAAAACTACACTACCGCGACTAACAGTGCTAACGTAGCGGTAGGCTATTCTGCTGGTGGGGCCGTCACAACAGGCATTGAGAATACCTTATTGGGAGCATATTCAGGGGATGCTCTTACTGACGCTGACTCTAATACAGTCGTTGGGAAATCTGCACTAGGATCAGATACTTTAGGGAGTAGGGCCACAGCGATGGGGCATGAGGCTCTTGTGGCTCAAAATTTCACGACCGCGACACATAGTTACAACGTAGCGGTTGGATATCAGGCTGGACATGATGTCACAACTGGGATTCAAAATACCTTAATAGGCAGTCTTTGTGGTAACAGTTTTACTGATGCGGATTTTAACGTAGCTGTGGGAGTGGGCGCTTTAACCACAGATACCAATGGAAGCCGCTCAACCGCTATAGGGTATCACGCTCTTAATTCTCAAAATTTTACGACAGCAACAAATAGTGACAATGTTGCTGTCGGCTATCAAGCTGGACTTGATGTTACTACCGCACAGTATTCAACTTTTGTTGGAGCCTTTGCAGGATCGAATGTCACAACTGGGGATTACAATACCGCAATAGGTAGATACGCTCTACTGGCTAACCAAACTGGTCAATACAACACAGTGGTGGGGGCAAATGCTGGCGATGCTCTGACCACAGGCAATTATAATGTA